CAAAGAAACCAAGCCTGTATTATCAGGCTCTACTGTTCTAACAACAAATGTGGTTGTTGGTTTTAAAACATTACCCTTATCAGTTGTTATTGCATCAACTCTTAATTTATCTTTTTGTGATATGTAGGGTACATCAGATGCCTTAACTATTGCTCTTGGTTGATAACCAGCAACAGGAACAGTGCCACCTTCTATATTGAAATATTCTTGGTCAATAATGATATTAATATTCTTAGAGAATCCTGAATCAATATCAAAGAGGGTATCTATTAATGGGAAATCATCCCATAAAGATTGTTGAACCTCGAAGAATGTAGCAGTAACACCATGACCTGTTGTTGTATCAACATAGGCGTTAAAATCTGCTGCACTCTCTAAAGGCATGATTTATTTTTTAGCTCTAGTCTTAGGAGCTTTTACTTTTGAAGTTTCTAAACCTACGCTTCTATCTTCTTTTTTTGCTTTAGGTTTAGCTGTATGAACTTCAGCTTTGCCATAACCACATAAAGCATGACCTTCATGCTCAGGTAGTTCAACTATATCACCAGCATGTACTTTAGAACCGCCAGCCATTGTATCTATTAAGATTTTATATTTTTTCATATTTAAGTTGGGGGTATTACTACCCCCATTCCATTTAAGCATCAGCTAATTAGTCAGATGATTTACAGAAAGATACTGCATGTCTTACAGCAACATCAACAGTTTGTAGAGCAACAATTCTTACTCCACCTGAAGTTGATAACGCATAAGGATCAACAGTAATATCTAGTCCACCATACATACCAATTAATAGGTCTGCAAAATTACCAAAGTAGAAATCACCACTTGTTACTTGGTTACTTCTGACAACGTTATAGCCATTCATGCTATTGTCAGGAGAAACAACAAATTGAGCAGTATTAGTTGCTTTTTCAGTTGTTTTTAAAGTACCAAAATCAGCAGGTCTACAGATATATGCTAAAGAACCTGTTAAAGCATTATCGTTTGCAACTGAGGACTCCATCGCTACGATCTCAGCCCATGTTGGGTTTGCAGCAGCAAATGTAGTAGTGTTAATACCTGAAGTATTAGCAATACCTGTTGGTTGACCACTTGAACCTGAACCAGCTAAAGCACCTAAGTCAATTGCAGTAGCGATTGATTTTGTTAGGTCATCTCTGATTAAGTTCTCAACATCTAATGATGATTGTTGTAGTAAAAGTCTTGTTGCATCAGTGAAAGCACCAATTACTTTAGGACTCATTGTTACTGAACCTGAAGTAAATTCACTTTCAGCAGCAGCACTACCTTCTGTAGCTATCCAGCCAGCAGATGAAGCAGCAGTTTTCTTAGGTATTACAACATTTCCTTGTAATCCTCTAAGCATAGTAGCTCCAGCTTGCATTACGCTAGATTCATTTCTTAGTACATCAATAAAAGAATCTCCTCTGTAATCTTCAGCTATTAAAGTTGAATCATCAGATGAGTTGATATCTCTTTTGCCCCAAGTTCTTAGGACTTCAGCAGGTAACATAATGCCTTGTGCATCTTTACCATACTGTCTTGCAGCCTCAGCAGAACATTCAAATTCAAAAGCAGCATCTTGTTGTGCTCTTCTATCTGAAGGGTTTGCCATTGCTCGAATCGCTTTTACCAAGCTAAATTCTCTTACTTCTTCTTTAGTCATGCCGATTTCTGAAGGAGTCTCTAAAGGTGTGTCATTAGAAATATTTTCTAATAATACGCCTCTAAATTCTTCAACAGAGATACCATCACTAATTGCTTTGTCAGCTAAATCTCTTTTATTGTGTCTAGCTGCTAAATCTATAATCTCTTTTGAGTTTCTTTTAAATTCAGCTTTAGCATCATCAATAGTTTGAGTTCTAACTTCGTCTAGGTTTATGTCTTTATTTTCTGACATTTTAATCTCCTTAAAGTTAATATTATTTTTATCTTCAGAACGACCAACTCCAACAAGTCTTGACTGGTCAGCAGGAACGCTTACAGAAGAAACTTCCATAGGTGTCCATTGAGCTTTATAGTAATTCTCATCTTTGTTATTCATTCTTTCCAGTTTGTCGATGCGATAACCTACCGATATGTTCATCCTTATCCCATCTTTTACGTCTTCAAACACTTCTTGAGCCAAAGCAGATTTTCCAAATCTGACTACTGCTAAAGACCTTTTAGCAGTCTCATCTAGTTCGAATCTTTCAATTACACCTATTTGCTTGGTCATATCATGATCCAAGAGAAGAGGTGCACGTCCACTGTTTATAAACTCCATGTTTATATCACCAGCAGAATGTCCTAGGACTTCCATCCCAAAACTTCTTTCAACAGGTTCTTCAGAAGAAACTCCCACACGAACAGTTCTATTTTCTTCATCAAGATAAGAATGTTTAGATAAATCAATAGTTCTATATTTCATAGGCATATCAATTACTTTTCTTTCATCTTCACTTGACTCAGTCATAGAAACCTCATCAGTCATCTCTACTTCTTCACCTTCATGTTCGACACCCTCATGCTTCGCAAATTCAACGATAACTTTATCATCAGTTTCGCTAACATTAAGGATATGTCTATCTTCTTTATTTTCCATAGCTTTCTCCTTGTTTTTGGTTGATAAAGGATGTCCTTCAGGTAGCAGATCAGTGTCATGCTTCCCTGACTTGTATTTACCAGTCCTTAAGACTCGTAAAAAATTATTAACTCGTGCCATTGCCCATTGTTCTTTTGATGTAACATTAGGTCTAACACTTGAAGGGTTTGTGTTATAAGCACCAATCCCTCTATTGTAAACTTTTTGTAATGTTGAGTAGCTTGTTCTTTTTGCTGGATTATCACCAACATCTTCATTATGTTCTTTAGCTTTCTCTCTTAATGTATCTTCAGTACCTCTTTCCTCAAGGCTTCTATCATCTTTCATTTGATTCACTAATTTCTTAGACCAACCAAATCCAGCATCTCCCCCCCATAAAGCCCACGCTATTCTTCCGTTTGATGGATAGCCTTTTTCACCCTGTCTGAAACCCTCTGCTTTTTTATCTACTTCATGTCTGCTGAAAAAACTATACATCCTTTTAATAGTTTCATCAGATAGATTTTCGTTATTTAATATTTGGTTTGCTCTTTCGGCTCCAATTCTAGTTCCACCCCTGCCAAATTCTTTTCTCCAGTCCAAGCCTTTACGAGCCTCTTCTTTCATACCTTGATTAGGTTTACTCATCTTCCTGCTCTCCGCCATTTATATTTGCCTCTACAGGATTCTTCTGACCAAATGGTTGATATGCTAATTCAATACCATACTGTTTAGCCAATTCAATTTCTTTTTGGTGTTGTTCAAAAAGCTCTTCAGTGTCTCTTCCGTACGCACCAGCAATGTCTGAATAACTTAATGTTCCATTTTGCAAACCAATTACATTAGCCTGCATTTCTTTTAAAGGATCAATCCAAGCAAAACTTCTTGGTATGTAATTAACAGCTTTAGCGAACTTATCAACTTTACTCATAGGCAAATTAATATAGCCATTTGATATAGACATTTCTAACCAAGATTTAAAAACTGGGTCTATAAAATGATCTATAACAAACTGCTGATATATTTGATACATACTTCTATCTTCTAAAGCACCTTGTCTTATTGAGCTGTAATTTACTGATGTAAGGTCATTACTTAAAGAGTGGTAAGAAATATTTAAACCTGATGCGATACTTCTCAATACATTAGTTGTAAATGATTCAAATGCAGATGTTGGGTGAGTTGGATCAAATGCTTTAAAATCCATACCTGCTGGTAATTGTTCAAAAACTCCAGCCTGTGCGTTCATTGTTGGATTGAAGGTATCTTCATATTCACCATCGCCAACATAGCCATCACCATCACCTGATGTAAAGAAACCCATTTTAGATGCACCAACTCTTGCTGCAACTATTTCTGCTTCTAAATAACCATTTAGCATTTTCACATTAGCCATTGCTGTAGCAACCAAAGAAACGCCTCTAGTTTGTTCTGCTCTAGCAGGCAGGTAAGCATGGATAATCTCATCAGCAGGAACTCTAATGTGTTGTGCTTGAGCTAAATAAACTCTATCGTAAGGGTGGTCTTTAAATAAATGATAAGCAACTGGTTTATCATACTTATCTACCTCAACACCCATCTTAATACGATTGCCAGTAGCTTTATAAACATCATTTTTATTTTCATCTAAATGATCTGATTCTAAAAACTGTAATTCAAAACCAAAAGGTGAATCTTTCTTTTTAATTTTTCTTATTAATACTTCACCATCTCTACATAGAGATTCAATAAATATTTTTTGACAATCTAAGAATGATAATCTTCCATTAGTTGTGCAATTGCCGACCTGACCCCATTCTTTCCAAGCGTTTTCAATGAGCTGGTTTCCAGCAATGTCCAATGACCCATTATCGTCACGTCCTTTACTGGAAACTCTTATGCCATGCTTACCGATAACATTAGATACCATCAGGTTTAAGTATCTTGCAATATAGCTATCGTTCCTTGCTAATTCTCTTGCTCTGTCTCTTAAAATTCTTATGTTATCTTTTATCTCAGCATCGGCACTTGTAGATGTGGTAACAAAATCTGCAAACAATCTTCCAGTGTTAGCTCCAGTGTAGCTTCTTCTATATGCTTGTCTTTTTTTCTTTTTAGGCTCATTAATGCCTAATATTCTGTTATACCATGCCATTATGTGTAACTCTTGGGATTAGAGCCAGTGGTTCTACCAAAGTTTACTTTAATAGTATTTCCTGACCCTCGTTTATTCTTAATTCGTTGGATTTTGACTTCTTTAAGATATTCAGCCTTGTATCTGTCTCTAAAAGTCAACAGTTCATCTATGGACATTCTTGATAATGATCTTCCAGCTATAGACATAGATGATTGATCAATATTTGCCCTGTTCTCAATAACTGCTTCTATGCTATCTAAAACAATTTTTGCATGACTTCTAACTGAAGCAGTTGTAGTTGCGTAATTATCCTGAACTTCTACAAAACCTTCTTCTAGCTTGACTCTTGCAGAATCAGAGCTTCTAGTCATGTAAGAAACCCAGTTGTAATTGCCTTTTGTATATGAAGCAGTATTGTTTGCCTCAATGATGTAGTTATCGTTTGATTCTGTAGCTGTTAATGTAAAATTAGAAGCTGTAGCACCATCAACTAAATTGAACTCATAAGATAATGAATAAGATGCTATTGGATAATCATCTGATAAATCTTCTCTTTTCCATGCCCAAAAGTCTCCTAACTGAAGCTCAGTAGGAACTTGTGGTGGATAATTTGTTGAATCAAATTTGTTGCTCAAGCAAAAACCTCATAAATGTTTTAGATATATCTAATATCACACTATGGTTTTCTGCTAAAAAGTCAACACATAAGCAAAGAAAAGTCAAATTACTTCCAAGAAGTAGCAAAATTACCCCTATTTATGCCTTTTTGTGGCTTATTTTGTTTACTTTCTTTGGGTTTTATTTGTTGATTTAGTATTTTTTCTTCAATAGAGTCAAAATTTGGATTTAATATGTAAATAGCAGCAAAATTGTATACTAAAGTATCTAGAGCCTCATTTCTTGGTCTTATTTGCTTCCAAATAAGTGATTTACGTCCTCTAACAAACTTTGTAATCCTTTTTTCTGCTGTAAGCTGTTTAAAATATTCCTCATCAAGGTCTGAGCAAAAATGCAAGGTAGTAAGCTCATTTTCAACAGATAAACGAGCAAAAATAGCCTCTTTTGCTGAATCAGCACCAATTCCGTATAAAACAGCTTTATTTTTACCTACAAATGTTGGTTTATTGGCTATTGGTTTGCCTGCTGTTGATAAACCTTTAACAGCAAAGACTCTTCTAGCCTGCCTAGGCTTTGTAAATTGATAAACTTGATTTGTATGATGTCCACCACTATCAATTGTGCAACAAGATATAGGAATCATTCTATCTGACTCAGTTTTAAATCTACGTTTTAAATAAGAATCTAAGTCTGACCAAACATTTAAAGCATTAGGATCACCCCAAAATATCTTATAATCACACACCCATGCCTCATAGTTCTTACCCCAACCAACAAGCTGTAGCTCCAATCGGTCTTTTTGCGTATCTACTCCAGCAGTTAAGACTAAAACATCTTCAGGTATAGTTGTGTAATCATAATTTAATCTTCTTTCAAGCAAAGTTTCATATTCAACAGCTTCACCTTGCTCTTCCCAAGATTCGCCAAGAGCAGTGTTAATCCAAGTTTTTAACATTTCAGGATTCTTTTTGGCTTCAAGAAATGATTTAGCCATATCAGCCCATGTAGACCAAACAGAATATAGCTCTGATATATGAAATCCTGCTGTATTAGATTTTGTTTCAGTTGCTATCCATTCACCATGCTTTAACATCCACTGTTTTTTAGACTCATTTATTACAGAACCACAATGATCGCAAGCATAAGATGCTGTTTCAGGTTGATTTTCTTCCCAAACCACATTCTTCCACTTTAAAACCTGTTTTTCATTACATTCAGGGCAAGGAACGTGATAATAGCGTTTATCTGACTCTTCAAAAGCAGTTTCTATTCTTGATAGTCCTTTTATTGTTGGGGTTGAACATAGATATATCTTCTTATTCCAAAAAGTAGTTGTTCTTTTGGTTGCTAGTGATATTGGGTCGCCCTCAGAGCCAGCAGATGCCTCATATCTGTCAACTTCATCCGCGAGAACGCATCTGATGGGACGTGAAGCCAGCGAGCTTGCACTGTTGCTTCCAGTTATAGTTAAATTACCACCAGCAAACTTCTTAGATAATACTGTATTACCACTATCTCTACTTCTAGGGTCTTTAACACAATTTCTTATCTTTTCAGAATCACGAATCATAGTAGCAAGTCTATCTTTACTAAATGCTTGACCCATCTGTAATGTCGGCTGCATTACTAACATTGGAGCTGGGTCTTGATCTATATAGTAACCGATCACATTTAAAAGTATCTCCGTAGCACCAACCTGAGCAGACTTCATAAATATTATTCTTTGAATGTCAGGATCATTGAAAGAATCCATAATCTCTCTTTGGTATGGTGCACGATCTGTACGCCATGCCCCAGCCTCTGCTGAGGATTCAGGAGATAATCGTCTGTAGTTATCAGCCCAGTCGCTAATCTTCAGATTGGGTGGTGGAGTCCATATCTGATTCGTCTCCTTTATCACCTTTTCTATATTCTTTAGGTATTCCATTTTGTGCTAACTCATTTAGTGCTTCATGCACTTGTTCTTTTATTATTAATTCTGCTTCTGCATATTTGTCCACTGTTATTACTTGATGAGCAACCCTTGATGGCAGTCCTAATAGCCTAGCCCTTACATTTGAAACATAATCAATCCAAGTGTCTTCAACAAGTTGTGCTGGTATTAAAGACTTTTCTAACTGCTCTACCTCTAGCTCAGCCTTTCTAGCTTGAGCAGCAGTAAGTTTAGCTTTCTCTTCTGCTATATCACCAGTACCATCTTTTCTAGTATATCTAGCAGATTTTCTTATATGATTTATATACTGAACCCTGCATACGTCTATATTAACAGGAGACCTTCCTGAACTAATCGTAAAGATTCCTTTACCTATCAAATCGCTTATTGATTGCGGTGATAGATCAAGATGTTCTGCTAATTCTTTTCTTGTAGCCAAAGCTAATTTAATTTCTTAATACTCATAAATATAAATATATCACATGAAAATTTTAAAAACAAAATATTTATTTTTTTGAGGGTGAAGCAGGTTAAGAAGGTTAAGCATTTTTCTAAACACTTAAAAATACAGTTAAACAATAATAAACATCTAATATAAATATGGTGAATGATATAGGTCTGTCGCTACAAAAAGAATGGGGTGCTGCAACCTGCGTAGTGGCTTGGCTGAAAGAACCTAAGAGCTGAGAGCCTTTAAAATAAAGGGATACAGAGGACATCAAAAAAGAACTCC